TTAAGAACCAAAAATCTATCATGGCTATACAATGCCGAAAGGGAGGCTGAATAATGGCTCGTCTATCAAAAACAGAAACATATGCTATATTATGGTTAAATAGTAAAAATAATTCCACAGATGATATAGCAAAAGAATTATCTTTAACTTCAAAACAGGTGGTGGCAGTCCTAGAAAAAAATAACATTAGTGTAAATGGAGAATCGGCTATCAAAACCACTAGTGAATCAGCTCGTCAAAAGAGTAAAAGTAAGAATCTCATGATAACTCAAACACGAGATAAAAAGACTAATAACGTATCTATTATGACAAAAGAAGCGTCTACGCTCAATGACGAGCTAAAGAAAAACTTTACTACAAAAACGTTTAATGAGAATACCATTTTTAGACCAAATAAATGAACAAGTATCCATCAAAATACTCTAATGGCAAACACGTTAATAGTGCTCAATATATAACAGAAATTGTTTGTGAAAATAAAGCTAATAGGGAAAAAAAGGATTTACATTTTAGATTTTGGACAGAGCCCTATTGGGAGAAGTTTTTTAGAAATCAGATAGCCTCAGCAAACAAACTTGTTAAAGACTATGACCCTAGTGATATAGCTAAAGCTCTTAAGACACCGAATGGACAAAAAATCTTTTCGTTGCGAGCACCCCATCTTAAAGAGATTATAGAAAAAGAAGCAGCAAAAAGAAAATTGCTAGAAAATAAAAAGCCGGTGGTTATAGAAAGAAAAATAAATACTATTGTGAGAAAACATACTACCAATAAAAATATTTTAGATAGATTAGAGGAGTGATCATGCCGTCTATAAAAGAAGCTGTAGAAAAAAGTTTTGGAGAAAATATTATTCTGGACGGCAGGGCGTTGGTTGATAAGAAACTAATGACTATTCCTGTAAGTCCAGCGTTAGATATTATTCTTGGTGGTGGTATTCCAGAGGGTAGTTTTGTTGTATTAACAGGACAACCTAAGTGCGGCAAGACCACAACATCAATTGATTTCGCCGCCACAGCGCAGCGTAAAGAATACGATGGCACCAATGGACCAAGACAGGTGTACTACCTAAACATCGAAGGTAGATTGAAAAAAAGAGACCTAGAAGGCATACCAGGACTTGATCTAGATCGATTTCATATTATAGGCTCACAAACTGGTAAAATTTTACACGCAGAAGAATATTTACAAATTGCAGAAAGAATTATTAATGAAGCACCAGAGTCTATTCTTATTATAGATTCGTACTCTGCTTTGTGTACAGAAGCAGAAATAACATCAGATATGGACAAAATGCAACGGGCGGATGGCGCAAAGTTGCTGGCCAAATTTTGTCGTAAAGTAGCAAATGTTATTCCAGTAAATCGCAATATTGTTATCGGTATAACTCATTTGATGGGAAATCCTGGGTACGGTAATGTAGAATGGAAAGAAAAATCAGGACAAGCCATCGCATATCAAACAGACATCAAATTAAGAGCTAAATTTCATAAGCCGTGGACTGTTGGCACAGAATCCAATGAAACTCAAATAGGCCAAGAAATAGAGTGGATAACTCAATGCTCTGCTTTGGGACCCCCAGGTGGAACCATTACATCTTATATCAGATACGGCGTTGGTATAGATAAAGCAATGGAATTAACGTCCCTAGGAGCCGATATGGGACTCATTAATAAATCCGGTGCGTGGTATACTCTCTCTTTTTTACCAGACAAAAAGGAAAAGCTACAAGGGGTGGAAAAGGTTAGGCAATATTTGGTGGATAATCCAAAAGCATACGAAGCTTTGTATAAAAGTATTAAAGACTTAATTGAGCCAAAATAATGGTTGTGTACGATTTGGATGGCAATTCGCATAAGTGGTCAATACTAGGTAATACTAAAAATACTAGATCTAATAAATCTTCATTGCATAAGAACGCATGCTCTTTACTATCACAAGTATACCCAACATTAACTATTTTACAAGAAGTACCAATACCGCTCAGAAAAAACCAGGTACTTTTTTTAGACTTCTATATCCCCTTATTAAAAAAAGCAATAGAGGTTCACGGCGAACAACATTACAAATTCGTTGCTCATTATCACTCAAATGCTATGGGCTTTATGAAACACAAAAAAAGAGATCACGATAAACAAGAGTGGTGCGAATCAAACGGTATCGAATATATAGAACTCCCATACAACGAAGATGTAGAACAATGGACAGCAAGAATCAAATAATGTCATCAAAAGATGAGGTAGAATATTGGGATAAAATACTAGATGAATATGAATCTGGTATAGGATTAACTCAATATAGATCAGACATCTTACCAGAATCAGAATTAAGTACATATCTTACAATGACTAGAGATGAATTAGAAAAATTAACCCCAGATGATTGTGGACAAATAGCATATAGGTTGGGGCAATTCTCATTTCATGTTCAAAGAACCGTAAATAGAGAACAGGCTAGGTACGATTGGGCTGATGATACCATAAAATCTGTTATAGCAGATGAAATAAATTCATATAAAGGATATGGGTATGTAGAAAAGTCTCTACAGGCAATTAAACATAACGACAGAGCTATGTCCTTAGACAAAATTAGAAAGTATGCCAAACAAAGAATCAATAGACTATCATACTTAGCAAATTCTATCAATAATTTATGCAATATCATTATTAATATACAAAAAGTAAAGGTTAAAAATGTCTAAATTAGAACTAGATCCACAACAGATACAGCAAATGATTGCTATGTTGCAACAAATGTTGCCTACAAACAACATCGAGGACGAACAACCCAAAACTAAAAAATCTAAAAAAACCAATCCGATCAAAACAAAAAAAACCAATATAGCAAAAGAGGATCATGAGAATAAATTTATGGAAATGTCAGAGATGACAATGCATAAAAATGATTCTTTGATAGATAAAAAACTATCTAAGTTTCCACCAACTCCTAGAAATAGAACTTTTGAGCCGGTCTCAGTATCATGCAGGGTTTGTGGAAAAAAAGAAAAGGTACACCCCACGCTAATTCTCGACTCGGTTGATAGATATAAATGCAATAATTGCTCTACATCGCAGGGATAGGTATAATACCATATGATTCTAAGCGACCCATCAGCGGAAAGAGCTGTCTTATCTGGACTTATAGCATATGGCTATAATAGCTATATTGATATAGCAGATATTTTAAAAGAAACGTCTTTTACACTGACCAGTAATACTGTTCTATTTAAGTGTTTAAAGAACATATTTGATAATCATGGCGCAGAAACTATCGATGTCGCAATGATTCTATCATCTGCACAAGAATTAAATCTGCAAAGCGTTTATAATAAACCAGAAGAAGTTGCTCATCTAAAAGCTATTATAGATTTTGGAGTGAACAAGGACAATGTGAGAACGCTAGCTATCAAGATCAAAAAGCTTGAAATAGCTAGATTACTACACAAACAATTGGAGTTAGCTCAAGACCAGATGCTTGATGTCAGTGGCACAGAAAGTATTAATGAGATACTTTCGATAGCCGAAGATACTATATTTAATTTTACATCAGGATTAACAGATGAAGATCAAGCGCCGGCATTGATGGGGAAAAATATAGATGATTATATAGATAATCTAGAGAAAAATCCTGTTGATCAGATAGGAATATCTACCGGTTTTCCTGTGTATGATAAATCTATTGGAGGAGGATTACGACGTAGTACTATCAATGTTATAGCAGCTCGCCCAAAAACTGGCAAAACTTTATTAGTAGATAATATGGGCGTGCATATAGCTAAAAGCAATATTCCAGTACTAAACTTAGATACAGAAATGACGAGAGAAGATCATATAAATCGTATTTTAGCTATGATGCATGAAGTCGATCTTCGTGATATAGAGACTGGGAAATTTGCTCAGTCTCCTCATCAGGCTAAGAAAATACACGAAGCCAAAGAAGAACTTCGAAAGCTACCTATCTATTATAAGTCTATAGCAGGAAAAGCCTTCGATGAACAGCTTTCCCTTATGAGGCGATGGGTAACAAAAACAGTCGGACTAAACAATGATGGGTCGGCGAAAGATTGCGTCATTTTTTATGATTACCTAAAACTTATGGATAGCCAGGGTATATCTCAGGACATGAAAGAATATCAAGTACTGGGTTTTATGATGACATCTTTACATAATTTTGCTTGCAAGTACAAAGTACCTATTGTTGCTTTCATACAATTAAATAGGGATGGTATCACAAAAGAAACAACAGACACAGCATCAGGATCTGACAGAATTATATGGCTATGTAGTAATTTTACTATTTTTAAGCGTAAGAGCGATGAAGAAATTGCTGAGGATGGTCCGGATAGCGGTAATAGAAAATTGGTACCTGTCATTAGTCGCCACGGAGGAGGCTTGGACGATAACGATTATATAAATTGTAATATGAAGGGTTGGTGTGCAAAAATAACAGAAGGTCGAACAAAGATAGAAACAACGCACAATAGAGGCAAAAAAACAGATGGATTCAGTATTAATGACCAACAAATCTCAGCAGAAGAAATACCGTTCATATAGTCAATTAGAACTAAAAAGACTGAGTAATCTTATTTGTGAAAATATAGAAGATTTATTGTCTGTGTTTAATATTGACTATCGAACAACATCTAAAATGTTGATATCTACGTGTCCTATACACGGTGGTGATAATCCGTCTGCTTTTAATTTATATCCTTATGGCGATGATTACAAAGGAAACTGGAAATGCCGCACTCATCATTGCGAAGAAATTTTTATGCCGTCTATGATAGGTCTAGTCAGAGGATTACTATCTCATAGAGAGCATGGGTGGTCAGATGATAATGATACAATGGTTTCTTTTAACGATACATTGGTTTTTATAGAGTCTTTCTTAGAAAATAAACACGACACTGCTATACCAATAGATAATGATAAAGAGTGTGATTTTGTCGAAATAGTCGATAAGCTAAAGAATAAAAAATCTATAGATGCTGACCCTGGTATTATTACAAACATTATTCCAAGATCCACAGTTAGAAAGTTGTTAAAAATACCGGCTCAATATTACATAGATCGTGGATATACAAAACAAGTTTTGGATAAGTATGATGTTGGATTATGTTTGACTAGGGGAAAGGAGATGTACGGTCGAGTGGTGGCTCCGGTATATGATGAAAACTATACTACTATGATAGGTTGCACTGGACGAAGCATATTTAATAAATGCGATAGTTGTAAAGCTCATCACAACGAATCATATAGGTGTCCAGATAAACAAAATCAGTGGAAGTATTCTAAATGGAAGCATAGTTTTGGTTTTAAAAGCCAATGGTGTTTATATAACTATTGGTTTGCTAAGAACTATATACAACAAACTGGCACAGTCATATTAGTGGAGGGACCGGGAAATGTGTGGAGATTAGAAGAAAATGGAATACATAACAGTGTAGCAATGTTCGGTTCTAATCTAAGCGATAAACAGCTATCATTATTAGACAATATTGGTTGTACAACTATTATTCTTTTAACAGACAACGATACGGCGGGTCAGGAAGCCAAAAAAAACATTATAAATAAATGTCAAAAAACACATAGGATATTTTGTCCAGTAATATCGAAACCGGATGTTGGAGAGATGACGTCTGATGAAATTAAAAGAGAAATTATAGAATATATAAGAAAGATCAAATGACAAAAATTATAGCACTATCAGGAAAAAAACAATCTGGAAAAACTACATCCTGCGAATATATAGCAAGTATAACAAAAGTCTCACATAAAATATATAGTTTTGCCGATCCATTAAAACAAGATATATGTATAAAAATTTTAGGATTATCATATGATCAATGTTATGGATCAGATGAAGAAAAAAATCAGCCAACCCACATAACATGGAATGATAAAAATTTGAGTGCAAGAGAAGTTATGCAGGTTGTTGGCACAGAAATATTCAGATCTATGTATCCCAATGTTTGGGTAAATGCTTTAATAACTAAGATTAGAGATGAAGGTGTTGACGTAGCTTTAATATCGGATTGTAGATTTCCTAATGAAGTCGATATAGTACAACAATCTGGCGGCATGGTGGTAAGACTTACTAGAGATCCTTTCAGTTCTGACCACCCTAGT